CCTCGGTCCCTCTTTCCGTCGCCGCCCACGACGTTAAATGCGGTGTTGTGGTGCTTAGGTGCCACACCACTGCTATTTGGGTCCCCCTTTCCCCTATATATGTTTGTTTGTTTATTTCAATTTCTTGAGGATTGGCACCTCCTTATGCCAAATCTAAATCGTGGAGGATCCCAGGCTTTCTGGTCTTTAACAGAACTCCACGTCCAGGTCATAGAAACTGGTTGGTAGGCTGCCTGAGTAGTCCATTTGCTAGTAGTCCCTTGTGAACAGGGTGGCTCCCGTTTACTGCTGGTATTCCCGGTGTAGGTCGCCATGGTGGTAACACCATCCTGCATTGTGTGTGAACCAGTACCGCAAGGATAGCAAGGTATGAACACTTGTGGACGAAATGGTAAGTGATCAATTCACTTTCATGGCCGGAAGGTCACGTGGCAATCATGCCACCCAGGTACCCTCCTCTGGGAGGATCTGAGGGTGGGCTAAGCAGACCCTGCCATGTGGCTGAACTTTTCCCTTATTGTTTTACTTTGTAACATTTATAGTTGTGTTAGTGATTTGTGTGTTGTGCCCTTGTGAGCTATATCCAGTATAAGTTCGCAGCTAGAAGTTAATCCTTCGACATCGGCTGTATTGGAAATGGCTCGCGTCTGTGCAAACACTACTCCTGTTAGAGGATGGTATTCTGCCCCCTATTTCCCCATTCCCTCTTATGCTAAGATGAAAAATTGGTTTGGCTTCATGGATGTGGTTCCCCGTGTAGATTTAGCTAGTTCAATTAAGTTAGCTTGTGGACAGGGTGCTTCATATTCGATTGTAGTTGGTGATGGAAATAACTTGGAAACAAATCAGGGTGCGAATGGCTTGACTGCAACAGTGCCAGTGAATTCAACCTTTTCTGGAGAGGTTGTGGCTCGAAGTTCTCGGGGTTCTAATCCCCCCCCTCCCGCTCCGAACCACAAAGAGAAGAAACCCAAAGAGGGTCGTAGCAAGGCCTGGGATTTCGTGAAGAAGCTTCTCCCGGATCCTTCAAATGAGGTCTCGCTTCTGGATGTAGACCGGATTTCAACCATTTCTGCGGCTGGTACGGCCATAGCTGTACAACAGGACATCCCTCCTGTTTTTGCTTATGAGGGCAAGTTTGAATATCCTGAGCTGACCGGTGAGGAGATCTCCACCATCGATCTCTTGGCAGACCGCTACTTCCAGATTGACTCTTTCACTTGGGGTCCATCAATAGAGCTTTTCAAGCCTCTCTCTGGCTCAAACTCAGTCAAGTATACTGCCCCCGAGGCTGAGATTTCTGTCTGGTCCTTCCCTGAGAGCCTCCTGAAAGCCACTTCTAAGCTGGCCTTCACAAAGGCATTCCACACCAATGCCTATTACCGGTGTGGCTGGGAGTTTCTATTGGAGGTCAATGGCACCGTTTTCCACCAAGGTGCCATAGCAATGACCGCCATTCCAGAGTGTGCATCTCCTGGTGCCTTCATGTCTGGTATAGGTAGAACCCTAATCTATCCCCATGCCATTCTTAACTTGAGAACTTCAAACCAGGCTCGCTTGATAGTTCCCTATGCTTCAGCCAACCGCTTTGACCCTACAACTGGTGCAGAATTTGCTGAGGAAACCCCTGGGATGACTGTTAAATCTTACCACCAGCAGTGGGTCCTTGTTATCTGGGTTATGGCTCCCCTGCAAATATTACAGGGAGAGACACAATTGATTGTGAACTTGCTGGCTCGTCCACTAGAAGCCCAGTTTATGGCACCCCACTACTCATACGGACAGCCTTTCATGGTCCGTAATTTGGTTGCTCCAGAAGGATTAGCTACAGCACAACCTGGTCAGGAATTTAATGCTGTGAATTGGTCCCCAATTGTCCCTGAGCCAAAATGGCTTGCTGGTGAGTATACCCACATGTCCCAGATTGCCCAAGTCCCGAGCTGCATAGGCATTTTACGCTGGAGTGGAGGTTCTGCTGCTGGTACTGGTACAATTATCTATAGGGCTCCCATTACCACCTCTAACCTGGTTGAAATGGATACCTGGTTGTCTTTTGCTATGCAGTTTTACACACACTGGAGAGGATCCATCCTTCTTAACCTGACTTTCTGTGGGTCACGGCAGCAGAGTGGCAAGCTGCTAGTTTCCTTTTTGCCCCTTTCAACTGCTGGAAACCTGTCCCTGGAGGAACTAATGTCTGGCACTTACACAGTATGGGACGTTGGGCTCAATTCTACTCTAAGCTTTGTTGTCCCATTTTGCAGCCAGACTGCCTGGAAGGCTATTGGCTCAGCTTCAGGCCTGGAGTTCTCCCAAGCTTTAGGTGTATTGTATATAGCTGTTTACAACCCCCTGGTGACCCCATATGGAGCCACTACTGCTCCGATCCTGGTTTCCTGGTCTGCTGGTTCTGATTTTCAGTTAAGACAACCAGCAGTTCCCCGCCTCCTGGCGCAGTCCGATGACCAGATCACAAATCTGGAAACCGGAATTGCGACAGAATTTCTCCCAGCCCAAATTCCCATGGGCAACCTTGATCAATCTGAACTATCTGATTTGTTTGCTATCTACAGGCCTTTCTGGACCGGTGAGGATTTCTCTCAATCTGTCATTACTGCAAACACTGATGAAGGGGACACCTACTGGATGGTATCCCTGGATCCAACTGACTGGGCGACCAGCTCTCTTTTCTCCCAACTGGTCAAGTCCTTCACTTATGTGAATGGCAATTTGCACATCAAGATCACGGTCCAGTCTAAGTCAGAAGTAGCCAATTTTACTCTTGCTGTTGCTTACATTCCCCCCGGTGGCCCTATGGGTCCCGACCTGAAACAGGCACTAAATTTCCCCCTGGTTCAGATTGATATTTCCAGCTATACTATCAAAGAAATTCCCATAAACATTCCTCAATCCTGTGTGACTGAAGCAATCCCGACCAGCTATTCTGGTTTTGCTGATCTTACCCGTGGAACCTGGGGTCGCTTATCTGGCTCCGGGTGGGGTACCCTGGTGGTAGCTGCTTTACCCCGTGGCGGTAAATCCCTGAGGATGGCCTGGTGGATGGACGCGCGTATTACTCAAGCCCGCGTTTACATGCCCCGAGTTATTGGTCGCGTAGGCGGCCTGCAGAGTGAGAAAAAGTCACCCTTCTCGCTTACAACTCGATCTGCCGGGCCTTTGTGGAAGGCAAATCAAGTGGTTTCAAAAGTTGTGGAGTTTTCTGACACTCCTGAGCTCCTTGGACAGGTACGTCCAGGTGCGGCTCCCACACATCTGTGGAGGGAGATATGGCTATATGAAGGGCCCCTTTCTTTTGCATTATCTGATGGTAGTGAACATATTGTTGTCACAAATAAAATTTTCCCTGGTGATCTGGATGGCTTGGTCAGAACCCAGAAAGTTCCCCTGGTGAAGTTCCTGCAGTTACGCTCTCTTATTGGTGTGACCTTGGTGACCTCCCGTGCTGAGTTCCTCGATATGCTATTGAATATTGATGGTTGCTCCCCTCAAACACAGTTAGGAGTCCTTGATTTTCCACCAACCGGGCAGTGTGTTGGTCAGGGTATCATTGAGAACACGAGAATTGCAGCTGAGTCGGTCAGTTATGCTTCAATGAACCTTGAGAGAGCGTTGACCCAGGAACGGTTAGATAAGATTTCTGAGATTAGTAAGAGTTTCATGCTGGCTAGTGAGAATGTGCATATGGCTGTGGATGGTGTGAATGCTGCTTTGTCCCACCTGGTGCCTGTTATTTCCAGCTGTGATGAGGTCAAGCCACTTCATGGCTTGGCGCAGTCATTAGTAACCTGGATTGTTAGGATTATAGGGATTTTGGTGCTTTTGGTGTCAAATTTTAATTTGTCTACTTTGACTGGAGTTTTCCTTATCCTGAGTGCAGATTTTATTACTAAAGTCACCTTTGAAGCCTTCAAGGACAATCCCTTCCAGTTCATTGGCAAATGGATCAGTGAGAAGCTGGACCTGGGAGTTGACGTGGATATTGAACCAATTCTCTACGTCAAGGAAGAAGAAGACCCTGAGGAAGGTCCTAGTGGGCAGGCTTTTAAGCCGAAAGATTTCAATGATTGGGCCAACTTTTTCAAAAATATTGATTGGGCTGTGACTCGATTGGTAGTTTTAATTGAGAAGTTGATCAAACAAATTCAGGCCGCAAAGGCAAACCCAGAAATTGGCATTTCCTGGTACCATGATGATATAATCAATTTGTATTCTGATTCTATAAAATCTCTGTCCCTGGAAGATGTTGATAAGACCCAGTTGTCTATGAATTTGGGAGAGGTCCGTCGCCTTCTTTCAATGTCGCTGAAGGCTGGCAACACTGGGTATCAGACTCTCCTGAAACAAGCTCTCAGCAATTACACCCAGGCACAAAATTCTTTGCAGCGCACTATTTTTGCTGTACGCCCAGAGCCTGTTGTGGTTTACATCTACGGCGGTCCTGGGTCTGGTAAATCTGTCCTGGCTGGCCTCTTAGCGCGTGCCATTTCTAAGGCTCTTTCTGGCCGCGCTGATGACATCTACGCCCCCTCGTCTTTTGGCACGGACCACTTTGATGGCTATCACCAGCAGACCGTGCACCTCATTGATGATCTTGGGCAGGCGGTAGATGGTTCTGATTGGGCAAACTTCTGTAATATGGTTTCTTCTGCCCCCTGGGCCCCTCCTATGGCCAAACTTGAGGAGAAGGGAATGTATTATACCAGCAAAGTGATAATTGTAACTGCTAATTTTAATCTTCCAAATTATGCTTCTGCTCGTGAGCCCAAAGCCCTGGAGCGTCGGCTGCATTTCAAGATGTTTATGGGTGGTTCCCTTAATGTAGACTTTGCTTGTGCACCTGATGGCATTCCAATGCGCTACTTCAAATCTGGCTGTCCCTTGCTACGGAATTCTAATGGAGCAATAAAAGAATCAGGCTCTGTGCTTCCCTGCAAATTTTCTGACATGGATGATGTGGTTGAATTGGTGTTGGCAGAGGTGAAGAAAAGGTCCCTGGGCCTGACAATGTTTGATGATTTGGTTGGTCAGGCCGCATCTCCAGAAGCTCAACCTTCCCCACCTGGATTCTTCCGTAGTGTTAAGAATACATTTTCTGTTTTGGTAGGCCGTAACCCAGAGGCCTGCACCCTTGAGGAAGTGCAGAAGCTAAAGAAGAGAGCTAATTGGCTGAAGGCTGTCTTCACTGGGCTTGGAATAATTGGAGCCTTGTTTGCCATGTGGAAAGCTATAAAACCTTCTGATTCCCCTGCAGAACCTGAAGCTGATCCAGAAGATTCCCTTGAGAAAATTCCTGAGTCCCAGGGCCCCTACAACACCATACCCCACATGTATCGCCGTCCAGAGAAACCCACTTCCCGCCTGAAGATGGAGAAGGCTAAGTATCAGGGTGTCCCTCCAATACTCAGGAAAGTCCAGGATTCGGTTAAGTGGACTACCTTCTTCAGTGATTCAGTCCCCATTGGTGCCTGTAGTTCTTGGAATGTGGTGGACCGTTTTCATTTGACAGTTAATCACGTCTGGGAGAAGGCAACAAATTTCAAAATTGGCAATGTCATGTACTCAAAAGAAAAAATTTCATTTACCCGCATTGGTGAGGCTGTGCTTTTTTACCTTCCAAATGTCCCCCAGGGAAAAAATCTCCTGAAGTTTGTGAAAGCTCGCACTATCCGTGGTGTTAGGGCTGGATTTCTTGCAGGAAACATGGACGGTGTCCCTAATGTCGTCCGTGTGTGGGAAATGACCACTTTTCGGGGAATTGAAACTCAGGATGGTATCTTTAATGAGCATTGCTTGGGCTATCGCTGTGCTTCTTATTCAGGTCTTTGTGGTGCCCCCTTAATTCTGGAAGACCCGGCTGATTACCGCATTGCCGGGATTCATTTTGCTGGATATGCTGGCTATTCAGGATTTGCCACCCATTTTAATAAGCAGGAGCTTGTAGAGGCTATGGCCAAGATCTCAGTTCCCCAGAGCCAAATTGTTGAGGCAGGAACTCTGGAAAAACCTGTGCATATCCCACGCAACTCTGTCCTAAAACCCTCTCCCGCTGCTGGTGCTTATCCTACTGTCTTGGAACCCGCTGTTTTGCGCCGGAGTGATGGGCGTTTGTTAGATGGTGTTGTGTTAGATGAGGCAATATTTTCTAAGCATGATAAGGGTGACATGACTGAACCCTGGAAGAATTTACCCCAAGCTTTTTCTGTGTATTTTAATCAGTTCCAGAATAAGGAGATTAGGACTTTAACCCTGCATGAAGCTATAAATGGAACTCCCCTGCTGGATGGAATAGACATGAATCAGTCCCCAGGCTACCCCTATATTACCCAGGGTGTATCCCGTAGGTCCCTTTTCACCTGGAACCCTGACGGACATTGGGATCCCGTACCTGAATTAGTTGCTGAAGTTGAGAGGGCTTTGGAAAATCCCCAGGAATTTATTTACACCACATTCTTGAAGGATGAGCTGAGGAAAGTTGAGAAAGTTGAGAATGGACTGACCCGGGTTATTGAGGCTGCCCCCCTGCCAGTAATTCTGGCTGGACGCATGCTTCTCGGAGGTCTGTTCGAGGAGATGCAGTCCCAACCTGGTAAGTATGGTTCTGCTGTTGGTTGTGATCCTGACATTGATTGGACCAAATTTTTCTGGAAGTTTGAGAGGTTTGAGCATGTGTATGACATGGATTATAAAGCCTTTGACTCAACCGTTCCCACTGCTGCTTTTGACCTGTTGTCTTACCACCTGGAACGGCTGATTGGGGACCCCCGCATTAGCAAGTATATATCCAGCATTGCATCTTCCCGCCATGTGTATGGAAACAAGATTTATCTGATGCTTGGTGGCATGCCTTCTGGCTGTGTAGGCACTTCAATCCTGAACACAATTTGTAATAACTGCTTTGTGCTTTCTGCCCTTTTAGAGCATAAGGATTTTGACATAAATCAGTATTATATTATAGCATATGGTGATGATGTGGTTTATGCCACCAACCCCCCTATTTCTCCAACTTTTATTAAAAGCTTTTATGATAGGTATACCCCTTTGGTTGTTACTCCTGCTGACAAGTCAGACAAGTTTAATGAGAGTTCTACCATTTTTGATGTCACCTTTCTGAAAAGATCCTTTGTACCCGACCCAACCAAACCCTGGCTTATACACCCCCTGATTGACCCTGTAGTTTATGAGCAATCTTGTATGTGGGTGAGGGATGGTGATTGGCAAGACACATTGGATTCCTTGTGCCAATTGGCATTCCACTCCGGGCCCAAAACTTATGCCCGGTGGGTGGAGACAGTGCGTGCCAAGGCACACTCCCGCGGTGTACTACCCCGCTTTTACCCCTTTGATTATTTGCAGAAGAGGTGGGAGTTAAAATTAGAATCTTAGATATATAGTTATAATAGTTTGTTAAGTTAAGTTTAGTTTTAGTAATTTTAGTTTGTTTAGTTTTGTTTAAGATTTAGGTAGTATTTAAATTTTAGGTTAAGTTAAGTGTGTTTTGTAAAATTTGCTTTGCTTAATTCGGAAATACAACAGACCCGAGGCCACGCCGAGTAGGATCGAGGGTACAGGTCTGTTCCAAAGATTTGCTGAATGCACTGATTGGCAAAAAAAAAAAAAAAA